CCATTGACATCTATACGAAGGGCGATTACTAACCTGTCAAATGAATGGCTTATTGGTAAAGCTCAAAACAAAACCTTCGGAAACTACGGAAGAAAAGAACACATCTGGAAATATATTGACAAATGAAAAAAATTATTGTATATTTGATGCGTGGTATTTTTATTCATTATCGGACTTATTTTATTTTTGATCGGGATTTCAGGAATTTCAGAATGGATAGGTTATCAAATTGCAAAAAAATACTTTAAACAGAAACCAGGATTAAGAAAATTGTTTTGAGATGAAAAAAGAAACACCTTTCCAGGCATTTCAAAATGACTTTTCTGAATATATGAAAGAAAAAGGATTCAGGTTTGCATCAAAAAAAGGACTATATAATGATAAAACGGGAGATCTTGTTAATTCATGGTCAACTTTGAGAATGTTTGAAAAGGCGTTAGGAATAAATTATAAATCTGAAATAATGGGCAATCCTAATTATGAAGGAACATTAAAAAAATTTTACGTTTCTAAAACCTAATAAAACGTGGGAAAATTTGAAAAAGGTTCTAAAATAGCACGTGAAGCAGGGCAAAAATCAAAGCCAGGCAAACACGCCAAAACAAAACAATGGGAAGAGCTTGGCGAGTTCATCACTCAATCCGGTGCTGAAAGGGCAATGAGAATTTTAAACCAGCTCCCTGACCAGGATTTCCTTGAACAATACAACAAACTTCTAAACTACTTCAAACCGAAGATCACTCACAATATTAACGAAGATACAATCGAAACTCCAAAAGCAATCATATTTAAAGTTAAGAAATGACAGCCGAAATAATAGTGCTTCCAGCGCAAGCTGAATTTATTGAATCAACAGCCACACATACGGCATATATCGGTGGGTTCGGTTCTGGAAAATCAGTTGCCGGAACTCTGAAAACGGCCATGTTCATTTTATCAAATCCTGGGACCAATGCAGCGTATTACCTTCCTACATACCAGCTTATCAAAGATATTGCCTTCCCAAAGTTCAAACAGTTTTTTGATGAAACAGGCTATCAATACACTTTGCATGAAACCGATAAAGAATTTAGGATTAAAGGTTTTGGAAAAATAGTTATGCGTTCGCTCGATAATCCTGATCTGATCATTGGGTACGAGGTCGGTTATAGTTGTATAGATGAGGTGGATGTTTTGCCGTTCGCAAAAATGAAAATTGCCTTTGCTAAGATCATAGCCAGAAATAGAAGCAAGACAGCAAACGGGCATAATATTACTGACATGGTAGGCACACCGGAAGGATTCGGTTTTGCTTATAATTATTTTGTCAAAGATCAAAAACCAAACAGGCGATTGATAAAGGTTAAAACCAAAGACAATCCATATTTACCGCAAAACTATATTGATACTTTAACTGAGACTTACACAAATGAACAGTTAGAAGCATACCTTAACGGGGAGTTTGTCAATTTAACAAGCGGAACAGTTTACCGTAACTTTGACCGAAAAAAGAACAACGCTTCAATAGAATTGCAACCAGGCGAAGTAATACATATCGGAATGGACTTTAATATTACTAATATGAATGCGGTATGCCACGTCATCAGGGATAAAAAGTTTTATGCCTTTGCAGAATTATCCGGCCTTTACGATACTTCGGAAATGATACGGGCAATTAATGATCACTATCCTGGAAGGTCCATTGTAGTTTATCCAGATGCTTCAGGAAAGAACCGGAATACAAGCGGTTATTCAGATATGCAACTTTTGCAGCAGGCTCGATTCAGCCTTCGCGCCCCTAATGCTAATCCGTTTGTAAGGGATAGGGTTAATTCAATGAATTTGGTTTTTTTGGATAACAAGGGAAACAGGAAATACTTTGTTGATGTTCTCAATTGTCCGAGATATACGGAAGCATTGGAGCAACTGACATATAAAAATAATGAACCGGATAAAGATTCAGGCCATGACCATATCACAGATGCAGCCGGTTATTTCGTTTATACAGCAACTAAGTTAAGTTTTACAATATGATGTTATTTAATTTAATAATATTTTTTGTAGTTGTAATAGCTTTTGTTTGGTTAATTTCACGTTTATTTCAAAATAATGATTGAAAATATGTATTTAACGTGGACTGGATCGGATGTTATGTTTTTAAACACACACCCGCCACATTATCCGAAAACAAAAATATTTTACAGGATTTTCCTGAAGTTATGGGCTTTAATTGCAGACCGTTCAGGATTAATCAGTAAGCATGTTGTAACAAGTGAACATTTAGGTTGGGAGTTGCGCAAAGGACTGAAAACAAAACTACCTATTGAAGTACGACCATCAGAAATAAAATTGATCGATTACAAAAAACCGAAAAATGCAAGGTTTACGGTAGGTGTTTATTGTCCTTTGCCATACAGCAAATTTAAAGAGTGGTTATATGGATTGGACATTGTCTCAGAATTAAAAATGAATATTTATTTTGGTAATGTTCAATTTTACTTTTTGCATGATGGAAAGTTTTTTGATAATTGGATAACTAATATTGATTGTTACATACGGCCGAACCGGCACGATGGGCAAAGCCGGATCAGTCTTGCTTGTGAAAAGTACGGGATACCATACCTGGAATCAAAATCTGATCCTAAATATGGAGACTTTGTAAAGTTTATTCATAAACAATATAACATTTGGTTAAATGGATTGGATTTTTAAAGTTGCGACAAATACGCCGTATTTTTTTATCTTTGTTTGGATGCTGTTTTTTTTAATTCTGATAATATTTTTTAAATTCAATGGTAGTAATAGACAGAAATAAACCTGAACATCCATACGAGAATCTCAACAGCTCAGAAGTTGCGGAACTAATCGGAGTTTGTCGGCAAACCGTCGCTAACTGGAAATACAAATGCTCAAAAAAATCCTATAAAAACTTCATTATTTACTTTTATTCCAAACCAAAATTTTAACATAATCATACAAATGTGTTAAAATTGCGTTAAGTCAATTGACAATTAATAACCGTTTTTTTATTTTTACGGGTTTTAAACGTCGGTTGCGATGGAGTTTAACATTTCCTTTAAAACGGGTAAAAATAAGTTAATTACTAAAGCTGTCAATTTTAGCCAGTCTTTTCTTAATTATATCAATGGCAGCAGTGTACTCGGAACATCAAACAAAGAGTTAAAACAAACTTTAGAAACAATACCCGACATTTATACGATTACCGATTACACAGCGTCGGTAATTTCAAACCTACCGTTAAAATTTACAAAGCCCTCAGGAGCAAAATCAAATAATGAAGATTTAAAAAAACTATTCTCAACTCCCAATTATTACCAATCCTGGAAAGAGTTTGTTAAGACGTATTTTTATTATTATGAAATATTTGGCAATGCCTTTGTTTATTTCATCAAGCCAAACGGAATGCAGACTATTAGCGAAATGTATCTTTTGCCGGTAGAATTTACAGGGGTTGTTCTAAAATATGATAATAAACTTCCGGATTGGGGTAATCAAGTGATCGGTTATAAAGTTACAATTAACGGTCAGGATATTGTTTTGTCCGTTGATGATGTTTTACATAACAGATACCCAACACTAAAATACGTTCAAGGGAGTTATATTTGGGGTATGTCAAAGTACATACCTGGTAATAAAAACGCTAATGAGTTGGAAGCTATTTATGATGCTAAAACTTCTATAATTAGCAATCGGGGTGCGTTGGGTATATTTTCAAATGAGAGTAATATTCCAAATAGCGAAGAAAGCAAAAATGTTCAAGATAAACTTGGTAGTATTTACGGACTTGGAAGTGATCAAAAAAAGTTTATTGTAACAACTGAAAAACTGGTTTATCAACAAATAGCAATGAATCTTCAGGAATTACAGTTGATCGAAAATAATAAACTATCCTTTGAAAAGATATGTCAGTTGAACGGTTATGATGCGGTAATATGGTCAACAGAAGGTAGCACCTTCTCAAACAAAGAACAAGCAAAGATAGCAGCTATTAAGGATGTTATTAAACCAAAAGCTGATGATTTTTATAGCAACATAAATTCATTTATTGCGCCGTATTTTGATGGTCATAAGGTAGAGCCGGACTGGGATAAGGTCAGCGAATTACAACCAAATTACGATGCTTTAGTAAAAATCTACTCAATGGCAGTAGAAAATATGATCATAACACCGATGGAGGCGCAAAAACGGGTATTTGGCGACACACTTCAGTCGAACAACTTGCCACCGGATGAATATTACAAAAAGTCATCACTCGTTCCGGCAATACAGCCAGAACCAATAGAGGAAGAATCTCAAACAGGGCAAGATATGCCAGAAATCACACCGGAACAATTACAGGAACTAATTAACACTAATGGCAATGGAACCAATGATTAAAAACCTTACGTTAAAAGTTGCCGATATTGACGGTAAAAAAAGGATGGTGAAGTTCTATTATGCCGCATGGGATAATGTTGATGGTGATGGAGATATAATCAGAAAGGGAGCGACATTAAAGACAACTAAAGAAAGAGGCCCGAAAGGTAAGGGTATAATCAGGCACTTTGTAAATCACGAATTTAGAGCTAATCCGGCAGCTTTGCCCGTTGGTATGCTTACCGAAATGGGAGAAGACAGCAAGGGTGCATGGGCATGGTCAAAGATGGCCAGAACGTCGCAGGGTTCAGATATTTATAACCTTTACGAAGATGGATATATTAACAACCATTCATTCGGGTTCGATTCAATACCTGGAAAATATAAACAAACAAATACCGGTATTGAGTTTTACGAGGTCAAAATATATGAAGTCAGCACTGTAACGACATTAGGAGCAAATGAAAATACACCTACACTTGAAGTAAAAGAAGATAAGGGAGCCGAGATAATCACTCCCTCGATATATGAATCACTTTTTGTAGAGCCGCAAACAATAGCACTCAAAACGAAAGCCGATTTAACAGAATTGAGCAAATTAATTGATTATTCACTATTTAAAATTTAAAAATCATGGCAGAAGAAAAAAATGTGATCGGAGCCGATGAGATTAAAGATATGGCGCAATTTGCGGCTGCTTTAAATTCGCAGTTTAAAAAATATAATGATCTCCTTTCCGGTACGGCCACAAAAGACGAAATTAAACTCAAACACGCTGAGTTAATCGTTGAAAATAAAAAAATCCTTGAAAGTGTAAAAGCCGAAGGCGATGCAATTGAGGATATGAAAAAGAAAATGGCCGATTTCACCGAAACAATAAAAGCGCAGGGCGCAACTATTGAAAAAATGAAAACTGCTTTTATTCCTGGGGAGGATCAAAAAACGCCTTTCCATGTAAAACTGAAGGAAGTTACTTCAAGCGATATGTTTAAAAAGTTTGCCAATGGCGATGTTGACAAGATGAGATATGAGATGCAATTTAAAGATGTTGCCTTTACAGGTACTTATGGATCAAGTGCAGCTCGTCAGGCTTATATGCCTTTCAACGTGCCACAGGGGCCAGACTTAGAAAGTTTTGATGTTCGAGTTGTAGTGCCGACAGGCACAACTGATTCAACTTCGCTGCAATACCCAACAGAACGCGCAGCTAGTTTAACCGATGCAACTGCGACAAAAGCTGAAAACACCGCCCTTGCTGAATCAACACTTGGATTCACAATGGGAACGGCAACCGCTCAAAAACTTGGTGCATTTATCGAGGTTTCAAGAGCAGCATTGAGAAATACCGCATGGTTAGAAAGTTATATAAATGGTAGGTTACTTGCAATGTGGATCAAAGCACTGAACACGCAGGTAATTGCAGGAGATGGAACAGGTACAAATCTAAGCGGATTGGTAACCAATCAAAATGCCTTTACTGGTATTGATGATAGTTTCATTGATTCAATTGATAGCCCAAATAACTTTTCAGTATTGAATTGTGCAAAAGGGGCGATGGAGGAAAACTACTTTTTGACTGCAAACGCCTATTTCATTAATCCAGTTGATAAGGTTTTGATGAGTGAAACAAAAAGCACTATTGGAGAATTTGTAGATACTGCCAGTTTCCTCAGTAGAGATTCTATGGGATATACAGGAGCGTTTGGCATGAGATCTGTCTCAAGTGCTGACATTACAGCCGGAAATTATTTAGTTGCCGCCGTAGCACCTGAAAATATGCAGCTGTTATTTAACGGCCCTATCGAAATATTAATGAGTGATTCCCATGCAAGCAACTTTATTGCTGACCTGGTTACAATCAAAATTCAAGGTTTTGCAATGTTGCCCATATACAAGGCAGGTTCATTGGTTGGTGGAACATTCGCAACAGACATTGGTAACTTAGAGTCAGGAGCTTAATCATGAAAAAATTAATTATAACATTAGCAATTTTGCTGGGCGGGATGTTCAGCTTTGCGCAGTCAGATTATACTTATAGCATGACAACTTCAGGCGATGCTTCTGGAAGTTTTTGGAGTTATGCAGATACAACATCAGACGGTGAAACATTAGACATGATCATACGGTTGAAATCACCTACCGTCATGGATTTGAGTTTTCAAATTATAGGCGATGAGGTTACCGGAGCAGCAACGCAAACGGCAACATTATTGGGTTCAAATGATGCGACCACTTATGTTGATTTAACCGATTCTACATTTGTCGATATATCGGCGGCTTTGACTGCTGACGGTTCTATATGGGTTAAAGCGAATGACATAAATTTCAGCTATATAAAGCTGCTTATGACAACCACAGGAACCGAAACATCTACATTTGATTGTTATTATTCATTTAGAAAAGAATAATATGGCTAAGCAAATAAAAGTCAAGGTAATTAAGTTAGCAGGAGAAACCGGCCTCATAAAACCAGGCCGGATTCTCCTTGCTGACAAAAAAAAGGCTGCAATCTGGATAAAGGCCGGATGGGTTAATGAAATTAAACCAGCAGCCAAACCGAAACATAAAAACAACAAAAAAAAGTAAGTAATGGCCACACCTTTGTATTTGGCAAAAAATCAGTTTGTAGGTGAAATCGAACTCGACTTTGCCAATTACCCTACGTTTAACGATTTTGCTGTATTTATCGAAAAAAAGTATATAAAGGCTTTAGTAGGTTTTGAACATTACTATCAAATTTACATACTCGAATCAAAGGCAGAAAAATACTTAAATTTAAGGGATGGCATTGTAGAAGGTTGGAAAGATGATGATGGGTATCAAAGGGCTTT